TGGATACTACTAATTTTCAGGTCTATGCGTCTTTGAACGACGCCAACAACCTCACAAATCCTGTTTTGCTATCTGGTAGCAATTCACAATTCAACGTGGATCTCAGAAAGGATATTGCCCCACAAACTACGTTGACCTTCTACCCGTCGCATAATTATCAAACCGGTGACGCGGTCCAAGCCTATACCAACGGGGGGACCCTTCCAACCCCCTTGGTAGCAGCCCAAAATTATTTTGTTCATTCTATCGATTCCACATCTTTGACGCTCCACGCAAACGCATCGGATGCTACCAGCGGATTAAACCCAATTACCTTTACCGACAGTGGATCTGGAGCCAGTGCCTTAGTAAAACTTGTCCCGGCGACTTCCAACACAGGCACCATCAATCAAATTACTGCCCCGGGATTGAACGTAACGGACGCAACCCCTCCAACGACAGCCGCGTCAGCCGTTGCTATTGTGTCAGGATCTGTAACAAGTGTTCAAATTGTGGCTGCTGGGTCAAAATACACATCAACCCCAAAAGTTACGTTTGACTCTCCGCTGAAGACCTACTCAATCACCGGAACAACGCACTCCAATAAAGTAATTGATGGGATTTACAACGTTACAAATGCTGCGGTAGGCCAAACTATAACTGGCGCAGGGATACCTGCCGGAACGATTATTACCGCTGTAAATGGAAGCACCTCGCTTGTTTTAAGCAATTCCGCAACTACTACCTCAACAGCTACATCCTTTACTGGAGATATCACATCCCTAACTCATGTAGTCACAAACCCATCAACTTTAGATGGGGTTGCAATAGGGCAACCGATTAGTTGGTCGGGGCTTCCCGCGGGAACAACAATCGTATCCATAAATAATACGGGCACCTTATCAACCAGCACAATCACCATCAGCAATGAAGCAACAACGAATGGAACGGGAGTTACCTTTACCCTTAGGTCTCTTTCATTCACAATTGCTCCAACCATTCCAATAGGGTCTACCCAGACATATTCCACGGCAACGGGTTATGCCGTTATGGTTCCCGATGCAACGGGTTCCACTACCTATGCAGTTGGGTCGATCGTGATCACCTCTTCTGGTCAGGGATACACATCCCCTCCTTCTATTACTATTGAGTTCCCAACAACGGGGAACACCTTTACCTATGCCAGCACACTCGCTAGTCCAGTTCTTACAACAGTTACTGCTATTAGCGGTCAAGCCGCCGGACAACCTGTGTTTGGTGCGGGGATTCCAAACGGCTCTGTCATTCTTTCGGTAACAACAAACACAATAACGATTTCACAAAATGCTACGGCTACCTTAGCCGCAGGCCAATCCGGATCCTCTTTGGTAGCTGGCACGACTAACCAAGCCCAAGCGGTAGCGACTCTTCAAACCTCTTCGGTTTCTAGTATCATTGTCCCTGATGGAGCGGGGGGCTCTGGATACCTTGCTGCCCCAATTGTTAAGCTTACCGGAGGGGGCGGAACAGGAGCCACGGCAACCTCTCAAATTTCCAGCGCAGGTGTTGTTACTGGCATTAACGTAATCTCAGCAGGAACCGGATACACATCTTCACCAACAATTGCATTTATTCCGTCAACGGGAGTTCTTGTAGAGTTTTCTTCGACAGGGTCGCTACCTTCTCCGATTGTCGCTGGGACCGCATACCGACTGGAAAGCCCGATCAATTCTAACACGGGGGTATACACAATTCTCAACGCGGACTACTCCACGGTAAACGTAACGGGAACATTTTCGGGCAATTTCTACGTAAATCTATCAAAGGCTTTTGCAATTGGGTTTAATGGCATTTGGAATGGGGACTTCAACGGTCTGTCAACCGGTCAGACAGTTTATCTTTCCTCGGATTATCTTCTTCCAACGGGGGTAAACAACACGACAGCCTATACCCTTACCAAATTAACGGCAACCACCGCTAATTTATCTGCAGGATCTCCCTTGGCCGTAGTTACCCCGACCGCTCTTGGGGTGGGTCAAGGATATTTTGCGGTCCGTGTTCCCGGACAAGGCAAGCCTTACAACAGCCTGATTTCTTTAGCAAACGTAGAATATCTTTCTAACGGGGAAATCGTTCAGTTTTCTTCAACAAATTCGTTGCCCGCCCCGCTGCAATCCGGAACCAATTACACGATCACCCTTGCCGGGAACAATGTTTCCCTGAAAACCTCCACCAACGCTTCGGTAACTCTTACAAATCTTGCTGTTGGCCAGTTGAGCATGAACATCATTCGTGCCTTTGCCCCGATTGCATCGACTAGCGTCGTAGCCAACAACCAAATTTACGATACCGGCAATGAGGTCATGGTTCGACCCAACATAGGAGACACACTTCCGTCCGGACTATCCGCGGGAAGCTACTATGTCCGAGCAATTAGCCCCGCGGCATTTGAATTGTATGATACCCAATCCAATGCCGAAAATCTTTCTTCCACTCAGGGTCGGATAACCTATTCCAGCACCGGAAACACGGTAGACAGCATTTTCTTTGTAGACGCAATCCTTCCCCCCACCTTGGTAAAAGCTGTTCTGCATGTCGAGAAACCCCTAACCGTAGGATATGTGAGCCTCTACGCACTTGACTACGGTCGCAGCAACGACATGGCCTTGATCGGCCAGTATCATCCAACCGAGGTCAACCCAAAATATCGCAGGATCCGCGTAGGGAGCGCCTGTTCATGGGTTCGCATTATCTACCGAGCCTTGCACCCCGACATTTCGAGCATCTACGACTATATCCCCGTTGAAAATGCCCGCGCCGTGATCAACGCTGTGCACGCAGTTGACCTTGAAGACAAAGATTTCTTTGATCAATCTCGCAGATACATGGAGCTGGCCATCAAGTATCTCAAAGACCAAAACGACAGTTTTGAGGGGCACGCAATGATGTCTATTCAAGTTGACGGAATCACCTACGGAGACAAAACGGATCCTGTCATTGAGTCTGGATACGGCTACGGGCTCTGGTAACATGAAGTCCCCAAATATCAGCTCGGGAAGGGCCGAAAAGATTTCTTCGGGCTGGGTTCACGGCTGCAACTCGGTGCGTAACCCTTGGGCTTTGCCTTCTGACCAATACAAGTGGGGAGTGAACGTGTCGTGCCGGGGCGGGGTTGTTCAAACTCGCCCGGGCTTCCGTATGAAACTTTCCCTTCCTCCCGGTAACTTTCAGGGAGGGATTATTTTCAATGCAAACAAGCAATATCAAGCGGCCTCGCAAACCACTAATCTCTCTGGGGTCAAGATCATTCAAGAGCAAGCAATATTTGACCCACAAGGCAATCCTGTAACTGCCTCGGAGCTTCCCTACGTAGTTTTCGTGGTTGATGGCAAGGTTTATTATTCTCCGTTCCCGCTGACCCAGCCCAAAAATTGGAACGACTATCAGCTCACCGGGATCCAACTTGATGCAAACGTATCTACCGTCAATTTGGTGGTTGCTACCCAGTCGGCACAGACTAACCCAACCGGGGGTGTCTCGATCACTCCGTCGCATCGGTTGGTAGTCATTCAAGACGGAATCAACCAGCCGGCATACTGGGACGGGTCTAATACGGTCGGGGGACAGTCTTCCACAATGCCGATCGGTTTCTGGATGTCCTACAGCGGAAGCCGACTATGGGTGGCCAACGGAAATGTGATTTATGCTTCTGACCTTGCAAACCCACTAGGATGGTTAGAACGAGCCTCGGGATCTACACGAGGAGACTTCACCGTCCCTCGCCCGGTCACGGCGATGCGTGACTACGTTGGCCAAAACAATCTCACGACACTTTACGTTTTTACAGACCAGCAGACCTTGACCCTACAAAGTGGTATTTTGGATCGAACTCAATGGTCGATGACCCCAAATTTCCAACAAGTGCTTTTCCCGAATATCGGTTGTGTCGCAGGGAATAGCTTGGCTTTCCAAGGGGGTATGCTGTGGTGGTATTCCCAAGGAGGTCTTGTTTCGCTAGACGTGGCCGCGGCGTCCTACCTGTCGAGTCAGGTAATCTACAAAGACATCGAAATGGCAAAGGTAAAACGGTTGATGTCCGGCAATCCTTCGGCGATTTGCTCGGTCTCGTTTGAAAACTATCTTCTTTGCTCTCTCCCATACCTTGAGACCTTAAATAGTGCCACAATGGCACTGGACTATGCCGCGGCTTCCGAGTGGAACCAGTCTCGCACCCCGGCATGGGCAGGGGTTTGGACAGGGATTAGGCCGGTAAGTTGGTCAACCAATGTAATTGACAACCAGCCTCGGTGCTTTGCCTTTTCGGTTGATTATTCCCCAACCTCAGACGGATCATTCAATCACCTTTGGGAAGCTTTTGTTCCTGAGCGTTACGACACCTATTTGCAAGTGAATCCCGACGGTTCAACCGACAACATGGTTTCCCGGATCTATTGTCAAATGGAAACGGCTTTACTTGGTGACGGCATGGACAGGAAACAGTTTACCTATGGTGAGTTAGACTGTTCCCAAATTGC